TCGTGATCTTGCGGTCGAGTACGCAAGCTACACATCGGGGCAGGCGCGCCACTAATCCGGCGGCATGATCGCATAGGAGAAACGCAATGGCCCTTTATTCCAACGACATCCAGTTGACCTTCAGCGCCGCCGAAGACATGCGCGCACGGCAGTACCACATCATGCGGCTGAACGCGGCGGGCACCGTCGCGGTGTCGTCCGGCAGCACCACGCAGCAGCTTATCGGCGGCGTGTTGCAGAACAAGCCGAACGTCAATCAGGCCGCCGCCGTCACCGTCTTCGGCGAGAGCAAAGTCGTGTGCGGCTCCGCAGTCACCGCCAACGTCATGGTGACCGCGAACGCATCGGGCCGCGCGATCAACGCAAGCTCCGGCGATTGGACCGTGGGCATGGCGATGGAGGCTGGCAACAGCGGCGAAGTCATTCGGGTGCTGCTGCGCACTCCGGCTGTCCGTGTGACCTACTAACGCAGCGGCGGAATAGGAGAAACAATCATGTATCGCACCTACGCAACGGCCAGCGGGGCGGATGCGCATCACGACGCGCTCTTGACCAACATTTCGCTGATGGCCTTCGATACCGGTGTGGATGGGCTGATCGGCGATCAGCTTCTCCCGGCGGTTCCCGTGGCCAAGCAGTCAGACCGCTACGCCATCATCGACAAGGCGGACTTCCTTCGCAATGTCGATGCCCTGCGCGCCCCGCGTACGCAGGCCCGGCGTGTCGAGTTCAGCGTGTCGTCTGACAGCTATTTCGCCGACAACTACGCGCTGGCGACCGACATCGCGCTGGAAGACTTGGCGAACGCCGACAATGCGTTCAATCTCCGCGCCAACGCCACGCGACTGGTGACCGGCGATCTGATCCGGGCGCAGGAAATCCGCATCGCCAATCTGGTGACATCGATTTCCAACATTGGCTCCGGTGTGGTGCTTTCCGGCGGCCAGATGTGGCACGATTTCGTCAACAGCGACCCCATCGCCGACGTGACCACGGCGCATGCTTTCGTTCAGCAGCGCACTGGCCTCATCGCCAACACTATGTGCGTTGATCACGACACCATGATGATCGTGCGCCGCCATCCCGACCTGCTCGATATGTACAAATACACACAGGGCGGCATGCTGAACCCCGAACAGCTTGCGACGGTCTTCGGCGTCAACCGCATCCTGGTTGGCCGTTCCGTTCGCGAAAACTCGCTCGAAGGTGGCACGACTTCGATGACCAACATCTGGGGGCACAATGTGCTCCTGGCCTACGTTCAGCCCGGCGCGGGCGGCATGGAAACCCGGACCTTCGGTCTGCGTTTCCAGTGGCGTCCCGAAGGCTTCCCGGCTCCGCTGGTCGCGAGTTCGCGGCGCGATGCCGGTCCGGGTACGAAGAACGTCGAGATCATCCAGTCGGAGCATTTCCAGACTGAGAAGATCGTGGCGCGCGAGTTGGCCTACTGCATCCAAAACACCGTCGCGTAAGGCGGTGTCTGATGGAGCGGGTTTTCACGACTGATATACGCAACCAGCACGGCGATGTGAAATACCGTGCTGGTGCTAAGCGGGACTGGCCAAAGTCAACGTGGGAAGGGCTGGCCAAAGGACTTGGCCTAAGCCTGGATGAGATCACCGCGTCGCCTGATGCCACTGCCGCGCTTGTTGCCGAAGCGGTTACGCACCGCAAGAAAGCAACAGCCCAAGCCGCCGTAGCGACGGCGCACGCGGCCTCCCCAGCTAAGGCCCCGGCCAAGGCGCAGGGCAAGGTCGCGCGCGGTGTCATTCGGCGCGCATAACCAGAAAGGATTAGATCATGGCAAGTCCGCGTCGCGTTGAAGAAGGCATGCTTCGGCAGGGGCCGGATTTCAATCGCATCTATACCGATGGCCGCGCCTTCTGCGGGCGCACGACGCTGGGCTCCGGTTCCGCGTCGGTCACCGTCAGCACAGGTGTCATCAATTCGAACAGCATGTTCCGGCTGGCCAGCATCGTCGGCAGCACCGCACTTGGCGCAAATTCCGGCGGCGGCGTAGTCGTCAACAGCATCGTGTCCGGTGTCAGCTTCGCGCTGGCGCGCCCGACCGGGACCGCCGTGGCATGGTCCGATATCGTGTCATGGGAGATCGTTCGCACCGGCATGAAGTAGGTTCGGGGGACTAGGGGAAAAGCGGGCCGGAGATTTTCCTCCCTCCGGCCCGTTTTCCATCAAGAGGCAAACCATGACCAGCGCATTCTCTGTTCAATCATTGACGGTCAACAGCGGCACGGTCATCACGTCGCCCGCCAATATCAAGGACGCGGACAATGTGGCCGTCTACATGCCGCTCCTGGGTGTCGCAACGACCCTGGCCGTCGAGGCGTCCTTTGACACGACAAGCGCCAATTTCTTCCCGCTGACAGCCGTTAACAGCCAAGGGCTCTTTGCTGCGCCGGTCGGCTCAGGCAACACAGGCGTCAATCTGACAGCCTTGGTGGCCGGGTTCCCGTTCATTCGGTTGAAACTGGCCAATGCCGTGACCGCTCCCGTGACTTTCCAGCTTTTCACTCGCCGTTGACCCACACACGCCTGCCTCCAATCAACGGCTACTAGCCGCCCCTAACCGGGCGGCTTTTTCTTGTTTCAAGTTGGGCCAAGCAATTGCTAGAAGGGCATTGTACTCAATCATCAGGTGGTCAATGTCCAAAAACAATTTGCACATCGCGTTCATGGTCCCCGGCATGCCGTTCAACGGCGACACGCCACACAAAGCATCGCTTGGCGGATCAGAGACGGCAGGCTGGGCTCTGGCGCGGGAGCTTGCTGCACGCGGCCACACGGTCCGCATGTTCGCCAACCTTCCCGACAATCGGGCTGGAACTTGGGATGACGTTCAATATTTCCCGATCCAGGCATCGCAGAGTTTTTTCGACAACATCCCGCACGATGTATCGATCATTCAGCGCATGCCCGAATTTTTCTCGCATCGGATCGCGTCGAAGCTGCACATTCTTTGGTGCCACGATCTGGGCATGGCGCGGATGTTTGGCCAGTTTCGCGCATCGTCATGGAACATCGACGCCTGCGCCGTCGTGTCGGACTGGATGAAGGAACAGTACAAGCGCGTCTATGAGATGAAGGATGAGTACTTCTTTCTTGGGCGCAACGGTATCACGCTCGATGATTTTCCGCCGTCCTTTCGTAAAGTCCCTTACGAGAAGGCCAAGCGCCGTGACCGCAAGCGGCTGGTGTTTTCCGCGCGGCCCGAGCGCGGCATGGATGTCCTGGTGAAGCGCATTCTGCCGCCGCTGTTCGCCGCCGATCCTGAAATCCATGTCAGCCTGTTTGGCTACTATAACCCCGTCGAACATTTTCAGCAGTTTTACAATGAGATGTCGCAGGAGTGCGCGAAGTACGGCAACCGCATCATGTTCGAAGGCTACAAGGACAAGCGCAGCCTCTACACCGACTACACGCATTCTGGCATCTATGTGTACCCCACGCCGTCACCGATCTTGCCGAGTTTCGCCGAAGTCAGTTGCATCAGCTTGATGGAAGCGCAGGCCGCCGGTATGCCCATCGTCAGCAGCAATCGCGGGGCGCTGTCTGAAACGTTAGCACCGGGCGCGGGTGCGTTGATTGACGGCGATCCGATGTCCGATGAATACCGCGACGCTTTCGTGGCCAAGGTGCTGCACTACGTCAACGATGAAACTGCGTACATGGAAGCATCAATTGCCGGGCGCAAGGCAGCGGAAAAGATGCTCTGGTCACAGCGCGCTGAAGAATGGGAAGGCAATATCGAGCGGCTGATGAGCGCGCGCAACAGCGATCCTGTGCGGCGGGCCTACCATTTCTACCGCAACTCCGATATAGGCGCGGCCCGGCAAGCTTTGGCAGCAGAGCCCGGCGGCGCGGCACCGCCTTCCGCAAAGCGACTGGTGGAACGCATCGAGAAAAACTACAGCTTCGCCGACACGCAAGAAACCCTGGCGGCTCACTACCGCAGCCACGGCGAGGAAACGACGAAGCGCTTGCGGGCGCAGCCATTGGTGCTGTGGTCCGCTTACGCGCATCAGACCGATGAGGTTCGCTTTAAGGTCATCGAAGAGTACCTGGAAAAGAACCCGCAACTCGAAAACATTCTCGACTACGGATGCGGGCACGGCTGGGGTGCGGTGTACTGGCACAACAAGCTGGGTCGGACTTGGACCGGCCTCGATGTCGATCCCGGCGCGGTCGAGTGGAGCAAAGACTACGCAGGCATGGCCGTGAAGGACGCCAGCAAGCTGACGTTCTTGAACTTGCCAGCCGATGATGATCCTTGGTGGGCCGAGCATGAACACACCTTCGACATGGCGCTGATTTCCGAAGTGTTGGAACACTTGCCCGATCCCATCAAAGTGGTCGAGCGTGTCGAACGTCTGGTGAAGCCGGGGATGCCGGTGTACATCACGGTCCCTTATGGCCCGTCCGAATACGGCACGCCAAATTGGACCGACTTCCGCAATCACCTCTGGCATTTTGAGTACTCCGATCTGGCGCAGATATTTGGCGGCAAGGTATCCAACATCCAGGCGACGCTTGATCGCTACAATGAAGTGACCGGTGACGCGACGGGGTTCTATACCGCTGTCTACAAAGCGGATCACAAGCCGCTGAAGCCAATCGACATGGAGCGGAAGCAACAGCTTCAATGCCCGCAACAAACGCTGTCCATCAATATCGTCGGCGGACCGGGTTGCGAGTTGACGCTGCGCTGGTGCCTCGAAAGCATCAAGTGGGTCGCCGATGAGATTATTATCGCCGATACCGGAATGAACGATGAGGCCAAAGAGATCGCCGCAGAGTACGAAGCGGTTTTGGTTCCCGCGCCCGATCCGCGCGAAGCGGGCTTCGATGAGCCGCGCAACGCGGCGCTGGCGGCATCGTCAATGGATTGGGTGCTGTGGATCGATACCGATGAGCGGCTATTTGGTGGAAACTGTCTGCCGAAATATCTGCGCGACAATCAGTGGCAGGGCATGGCGATCCGGCAGCATCACTTTGCTGTCGATACGACATTCTCGCCGGACGTTCCGGTGCGCCTATTCCGCCGCCGCCCGTTCGAAGACAAGTCGATCCGGTTCTTCGGCGCGATCCATGAGCATCCCGAGCTTTCGTTGAACGAAGGCCCCGGCCCGGTGATGATCATTACCGACGTTAATATCGCGCACATCGGTTACCTGGATGAGCCAGTGCGCCGCCGGAAGTTTGATCGCAACTATCCGCTGTTGCAGATCGATCAGAAGAAGTACCCGGAGCGGCGCTTGCAAAAGTATTTTATCATGCGCGATAACTGCATGCTCAATTCCTATGAGGTGAGCCTGAATGGCGGTGTGGTTACCGAGGCCATGAAGGATCGGGCGCGCCAGATCATTGAGTTGTACACAAAATATTTTTCTGCCAAAGAGGGCGAGAGCTATCTGAACATCAACCCGCATGAATACTACACCCTGGCTCTGCGCATATTGAACGAAGGCATCGACGTACAATTTCACATCACCGCCAGTCGCGATGGTGTTGGCGACGCGCCGATCCCGAACGTTCCGGTTTACCGCTTCAAAGACGCCGAAGAAGCGGCGCTAGAGGTGGCCCGGATCATGCGAAACAAGGCGCAGGACTTGTCAAAACCGGAATGGTAGGAGCTTCTTAATTCAGGGCTGGCCGCATGTTAAACTCCCTAGTCCTAGCTAGGTGTGAACATGGGCCAGCCCAACTACACGTCGGTAGACCGTATCCTATTGGATATGCCTGCCATCGGATCGGTCACCAATCTAACGTCCGAAGCAATTCTGGGCGCGTATATCACCCCCGCCGAAAGCATCGTTGACGCGAAGATCAGCCGTCTGTACACGACGCCGGTTTTGCCTGCGCCAGAATTGCTGATCACCTTGGCGACTGACATCGCGATCTATCGCATCCTGTCGCGCCGCGTCTTCAATGCACAGCAATTGAAAGACAGCGTGTGGCCGTCGCGCTACGCCGAAAGTTTGACATTGCTGGATCAAGTCGCCGACGGTTCGATTACGTTGGTTGATACCGGGGGCACCGTTATTGAAGGGCGGTCCGAGGGCGCGGTCGCGACTTCCAATACCAAGGGCTACGTACACACATTCAATGAAGATGAGCCGATTGACCACGTTCAGGACCCGACAAAGCTGAACGACATCGCGGCTGCGCGCGAGGGTTAGATGGCCAACGGTTGGAGGAGAATTGGAGAAATTGGGACGGCTTCGCGAGTTGGGGGCGGCGTCGGTGCGGCAGTCTCCATCCATCTTGATGTCGAAACTTTGCGAGCACGGTTAGCGGCTGTTGGACGCGTACTCAATGTTCGGCAGATGATGGAAGCCATTGGATTTCGCTGGCTGCGCTGGGTCGATCAAAACATGCGCGACGCGGGAACCGATCAGCAATGGCCGCCGATGTCGCCGAATACAATTTTTGTCCGCCCGACGCGGATGAGTGACAGTCATTTTTCATCGCGTTACCTGTCGCGGCTTCGGCAGTCTTTTGTTGCCAACGTGACCGACAACACTGTGGAAGTGGGGACCGAGCAAGAGTACGCGGACTACCATCATTTTGGCACGCGGCCTTACGATATCTATCCGCGCACGGCAAAGTTTTTGAAGTTCAGGACTGTTGGCGGCTGGCGCTTCGCAAAAGTTGTGCATCATCCAGGGCTCCCGGCGCGTCCGTTTCTGCCGACGAAAGCAGTGGCCGAGCGGATCACGCAAGAGCTTTTGGACGCGTATGCGACCCGCGCCGAGGCTGAGTTCAATGACGAAACCGCGCGCGGCAACTTTACGGATTAGTGTACATGATACTGCCAGACTTCTTTGCCGTAGAAGAAGCGATCCAGCGTATGATGCAGGCTGCCCCCGAGCTTGGGAACGCCTCTATCGACATCGAAACAGAGTTGTCGTTTCAGGAAGGCGACATCATTAAAATCTATCTGGACCGTTGGGACGCACCAGAACAGCTACAGGCTATTTCTGCCGGGCAAAGCACCAGAATGTTGGTGTCTTTTGTCATTTGGGGTTTTCACGGCGGACTGGATTTGTTGGGCACCATGAAGCGGCGAAACGAATTGGTTTCGATCATTCAGGTTGTACTTATGCAGGATCGCAGTTTGCAGCAGACCGTCGAAAGTTCCTGGATCACGGGCGGGGAGTTTCAGACCATCCCGCACCAGGGCGGGTTTGTGATTGGCGGGGAAGTACAACTGACTGCCGAAATGATCGCGCGCACCTAAACAGGAGAACAGTGATATGACGTACGGCTTTGCTGGTTATTTGGGCGTAGCGCGTGAAGTGACTTGGGGCACGCCTGTCGCCGCGACCCATTTCTTCGAAGCGCTTTCGGAGAATATCGTCACCAACATGGACCGCTTCGATGTGAAGAACATCGTCGGCGGCGCTATGTACGAAGCTGACGATGAGGGCGGCCTTTTGCGGTATCAGGGCGAAATTGTCGCCGCCGCACATCCGCAAATTCTGGGGCACTTTTTGCGGGCGGCCCTTGGTATCCAATCACTAACCATCGTCGGATCGAGCTACTTCAAATACGACTATATTCCGACGCCTACGGATATTGGTTCGTACCACGCGCTGCCCGCGTACTCGGTCGAAATCTATCGCGATGTGACCACGGCGGAATGGTACGGCGGCGCGCAAATCCAGCGGCTTGTGTTGGCGACTGCGCCGAACCAGGACTTGCGGATGACGACAACGTTCATCGCGAAGACCCGGACCACGGCGGCGCGGCAGGCAGTCATCACGTTCCCGACTTCACCCATCGGCGTCTTCAAATTCGACACGTCCTCAATTTCGTTGGGCGGCGTCGCGGTAGACCGCTTCGAAAGCTTCTCGCTGACGTTCGACAACCAGTTGGAAGGCATCCCGACGTTGAACAACACGCGCGAGATCGCGCGCATCCATCGCAATGGCCCGCAGCTTGTGCGGCTCAATGCGACGGTCGGTTTCTATGATATGAGCGATCTGAACACGTTCATCAACCAGACCGAACAGCGCGTCACGTTCAACATCACCAAGCCAAATTCGTTCGCGCTGCTGATCGACATTCCGCGCGCGATATTCTCTAGCTTCCCGGTGCGGTTGGCGGGCCGCAACCGCGTCACCGTCGATTTCGAAATGATTGGTCGCTTCTCGCAGTCCTCTTCCTACGCGGTGAGGATGACACTAACCACGGTCAATACTTTCTAGGAGTGTACACATGGTCGAAGAGACAAAGAAAGAAACTCCCCCGCCCGCGCTGATCAAGGTCGGGGAACGGACCTACAATCTGCTAGACGCCTTCCCGATGACGTTGGGCGATTGGGAAGACTTGAATGAGTTGGGCGTCATGGACGGTTCACGACTGGTGATGGTGAAGCCAAAGCAGATGCTCGATATGCTGCATATGCTTATCCACAAGATCGATCCAGAGATCGATAGAAACGCCATTCGGAAAATTGCGGTCCGCGATATGCCGGACCTGACCAACGTGCTGAAGTACATTCTCGACTTGGAGGAGAAGCGCGGGGAAAACCCTACTACGGCCAGCTAATCGATTATGTTGATTTGTTTGGCCGTGAGTACGGCTGGCGCAAAGAGGATGTCGAAAAACTCACGACCACCGACGCGACGCAACTTGTACTACGGATAATCCGCCAACGTCGAGAGCAGGCACGCGCCATGCAAGGACAAGGCTAGAACCGAAACATGGCAAAACTCTCAATCCTCGCTGAACTGATCGGAGCCGACCGCGTTGCGGAAGGCTTGGCGATGATCACTGGCGCAATCGAGGAGCTTGAGAAAGAACAGGCTGCTTTACAAAAACATTTGCAGGAAACCGGGCAGGCGGCGGGCGGTGCCGCTGGTCCTGGCGGCGGCGTCGCGCTTCTCGCCAATGGTCTGAAAGATGTTGCGCTGGGCTTCCTTGAGGGCGCGGCGTCGGCGGCTGCGGCTTACATCAGCATCAACAAGCTTTTCAGTCTAGTGGTAGGGGGCATCCGCGAGTTTGCGGAATTGGAGCGATTGAGCTTGCGCCTTGAAGCCGTGTTTAAGGCCACGGGCGGGCGTGCTGGTGTCACCGCAGAACAGATTGGCCAACTAGCAAACGCCTTGTCACAAACGACGTTTGTCACTCAGCAGGCGGTTTTGCAGGGTGCCGCGTCGCTGGCCACATTCCGCAGTGTACACGGTGAGGCTTTCGAGCGCGTGCTGAAGTTGTCGCAAGACGTGTCGGAAGTTATGGGTCGCGATTTCCGGGGAACAGTCGTTCAAATGGGCCGCGCGATGGATGCGATTTCATCCGGCTCTGTTGAAGGCATGCGTCGCGCGTTTTCATTCTTGAGCCCGGCGATCCTGGAAACCGCGAAGCAAATGGCGGAAGCGGGTAAGACCGCAGAAGCCATGAAGTACATTTTGGATGAAACCGAAAAATCTGTTGGCGGTGGCGGTGCCGCCGCGCATGGTGGCTTGGCTGGCTCTGTCGATAGCCTGACTAAGGCATGGTCTGATATGTGGCAGGAGATCGGTAAAATCATTGCCACAAGGACCGACTTGGAAGGCTGGTTCAAATCGGCTGCCCAAGGCGTGCGCGATGTACTCGACGCTTTCAATATTGGTATCAGCGGCGATGAAGAAAATTTGCTCAAGGTCGCAGGGACTATTACGCGTCTTCGCGATCAGTTGAAAGGTGTACGCACAGCCGGTCCAACCGCTTTCGTCGGGAATATGGAGATACTTAAAGGTGCGTTGCCGGGCGGGCAAGACGCGTATGCGCTTAATGAACAGCGTCGGCAGGCGCGCATTGTACAAATCACTACAGAGTTGAAGGTCGCAAAAGAAGAGCAAGCACTGCTGCGCGAGGATATCGCGCTTCGAAAGCAGAAGGGGGAAACTGAAGAGCAACTGCGCGTACAACACGAAAAGGACATAGCTTGGAACCAAAACATCAATGAGTTGACGATTGAGGGTAACAAGCTGATGGCCGAGGCTGCGGAAGAAAACCGCAAAGTCGGGCAGAGCATTACTGATGGACTGTTGTCGCCGACCGAAAAGTACAACAAAGCACTTGCTGAACTGAACATGAATTGGCGTATCTGGGGCCTGTCCGAGGAACAGAAGATCGTCCGTGCTGCGCAATTGAAAAAGCAGATGGATGATGAGATCGATGCGATCAATAAAAAGAATGCGAGTACACAGAAGGGCATTCAGCTAACCGATCAGCAAAACGAAAAATTGCGGGAGATGATGCCGTTGGTGACGCAGCTTGTTGCGGGCTACGAAGAGTACACGCGCACAATGGAAAATTGGGTGACGCGTGGCTTGGAAGCGGCGCAGTCCCCCACAGAAAAGATGGCTAAAGCGTTAAATATGTTGAAGGACGCGGCGGATCAGGGGCTTCTTGATGCCCCCGGTGCCTACCAGAAAATGTGGGACTTCATTATGCAGGGGATG